GTCTGACTGGGTCATTCACCAGCAACGGTCTGGAGGACGTGTTCGGGCAGTGCAAGATCGTTGATGAGAAGTTGCTCGGTCGTGCCAAGGGCGCCTTCTTGCAGCAATACTTTGTATGTATGAACCGCGACTTCGGCGAGTGGATGCCGCGCCCAGGCGCGCTGCAGCAGGTGATGGAGCGCATCAAGCCCGCGACGTACCTGCTGGAGCCGGGCGTCTATAAGGACAAGCTGCCGCCGTGTCATGTGGTTGAGCTGCGGTGTGAACTAGACGACCGCGCGCCGTACGAGAAGATGAAGAAAGACTTTGTGGTGCAGTTCCCGAGCGCCGAGATACTGGCGGCCAACGCGGCGGCTGTTACATCAAAGTTGCAACAGATGGCCTCTGGCTTTGCGTACGACAGCCAGCGCACCGCGTCTGCCGTGCCGGGTAAGTTTACGTCAAGCAAAACGTCGGTATGGTTTAGCAGTCACAAGTTTGATCGATTGGATGAACTACTACAGGAGAACCAACGTGCGAACACCTTATTGGTCTATCAGTTTCAGGAAGAGCTTGCAGAGATTAAGCGTCGCTATCCGCAGGTTCAGACGCTGGATGATGTGGACGCGGTGGAGCGTTGGAATAATGGGCTGGTCGAGCTTATGGCCATTCACCCGAAAAGCGCGGGACACGGACTCAACCTACAGCACGGAGGCAGCTGCATTGCTTTTATATCCCTACCGTGGAGCCTTGAGCTGTACGAGCAGACCGTCGGACGTCTGCATCGTTCCGGGCAACTGCGAGAGGTATGGGTGTATATCCTTATGGCACAGAGAACGGTCGACGAAAAAATCTGGGCCGCCCTGCACGACAAACGAGCAATCTCAGATATAGCAATGGAGGCACTAAAATGACTGACTTTACCAAATATGAAACACAGCGCGAGATTCTGATCGACTACCTGCATGTGATGATCGCCCGCAACGACTGGCATGGCGTGTCGGATGTTGCCAACGACCTGCGCGAACTGGAGGCCGAACAACGTGAAAAGAATTGATTATTGGAAAGCCAAACTAAAGGCTGCGCAGACAGAAGAGCGTCAGCGCATGAAAGAGTACAACCAGATCGCCAACGCCTTCCAGCGTGCGATGACCAAAGTAGCTGAAATTGAATCAAAGGTAGAACATGAAAAAGCTAAGCTGGCGCAGTCTAAATGACAAACTGCCCACCATGACCGAGGAGGAGGTGTTCGCGATGCTGACACACGAGTCCTTGAACGAGCGCCGCAGCTCGATCCTGCAGCGCCTGCACCAGCGCTACTGCGCCCTGCGTGACGCGCGGGAGCGGATCGAGATCATGGCCAAGGCGGTACGACCATGAAATGTATGCAGTGCAGCGAACGTACCTACGTCGTCAACGTCATCAAGATGGCCGGCGGCCTGCGACGCCAGCGCAAGTGCAAGGCGTGCGGGGCAGGCGCCTACACCGCCGAGGTGTGGCTAAAAGCAACGGCCAATGGCGCAGAACCTGTTTATACTAAGGAAGAGGCAGCGTTAATAAAAAAGAAAGCAGTTAACGCACGCCGTGCAAATGAAGATAGGAGGAAAGACGATGCTTCGTGATGGTTACTTTATCAAAGAAGAACCCCCTAAGATCGGTTCGCATTACACGCCGCAGTTCTACCAGAAGCCTGCGACGCCCGAGGAGCGGTTCGTGCAGGACGTGATGCTAGGCATTGAGCCGTATGAGGCGTCGCCGATCACCAAACTGCTTGGGAGGCTGCTACGGATATGAAAGACCTTGTGGTGGTGTACTACGCGGCCATCGCGGTGGCCACGTTTACTTTTCTTGCCATTGGCTTGCCCGAGCCCAAAGGGCCGTCGCCGCTTGAATGTGGCGCGCGTGACACGACGGTCGTTATGACGACCCGCGCGCATGTTATCTGCCAGCGGCTACGCCGTTCGGCTACGCAATCTTAGCGCCTGCCTGCAGTTGCGCTAGTGTTAACCCGCCGGCGTATTGGAAGTGCGGAAACTCTTTGAACCGCTTCCAGTCACCGGCCCATTCTAGCCCCGCTTGTTTGCCTAACTGACCCACGGTTTGCCAGATCGGATCTTTCGCATCCCACACCGGCTTGCCGTTGCGCACCGGCACCACGTCGACGGCGCAGCGCCAGTTGTGCCAGCTCTGCCCCGCTTTGGCGTTGGTGACGATCCTGCCAGGCTTGGTGCGGCCTTGTGCGTACAGTGCTTCTTGGCTGGCAGCGTCGCGGTAGGTGCTGGTGACGATCAAGTCGATGCCAGCCTCTTTGGCAAGGCTTAAAAACCGAACGACGCGCTGCTGCACGGGCGGCAGCAGGTCACCCAAACTGCGGGAGTTGATCATCCCTTGGTGACCATCCCGACGATACCGGCGAGCGCCAAACCAACGGTGACGATATGATCAGCCAAGGCAGGCGCGATCGGCACGCCCATCGCGGTCAAGAACAGCAACACGCCACGCCAAGTGGACGGCTCTTTAGCACGGGCTAAGACGTACTGTTTCATAGCTACCTCCTTATTTGTCCTGCTTGTGATCCAACCGATCAAAAATCTTACCTAGCATTTCGCGGATGTCGCGGATGTCGTCCTTATAGTCTTCGCGGGTAACGTAGGTGTGCGGCATGGCGCGCACGTCCGTGTCTAGCCGGTCGATCGATCGGTGGATGTTGTTCAATACCCAGCCGCCAAAAAATCCGGCAATCGCGACTGCGATATTGAAAAGCACTTGCGAGTCCACTAATCATCTCCTTAATTCGTTTCGGTTTGCAGGCGCTTGAGCTGCCCCCCGCGCTATAAAAGGTGCGCCGCGTTGTAACATCTCATCCGTTACTTCTTGCCCAAAGCGGCGGTTGATTGCCTTTTCTATAGACTGCGCCGCCAACGCCGGGCTAGTTAACTCGCGAGCAATTTCTAGCGCAAGTTTATCGTCCATTTTTAATGTTAAGCGTTTAACCGCATTATTAAATATGGTAAGCGGCACGCTAAGCAAACTGGGCGCCGGCAAGCCCCCTTCGGCGGCGGCTTTGGTGGCAACAGCTGTTCCTTGATCGCCCGCGCCGCCCAACTGAGCCAATCTAACGTATTGTGCCTCGCGAGCCAAATCATTCCGCACAGCGTTAACTGCGCGCAGTTGTTCTGGAGATAAATTTTTGGTTATCTCAGCAATGCGCTTTTCCACCAGCATAGCGTTAGAGCCTGGTGGGAGCGGTGGCCGCAGCTTATTGCCTGTCTTATCGATCAACTCTTGAATGCGCGCCAGCCGCGCGGCGTCTGCGCCGATGGCGTCGAAACCTTTACGCAACCCCATGCCGGCGTCGTCCATAAGCGCTATTGGCCGCGCGTAGTCTTTCATAAACGCGGCGTGCTTAGTCATGTTTACGCGACCTGTCGCAGCATCTACCACTCTTTGACGGTAAAGGTCTTCTATGCCGGCCTTGGCTACTTTGAGCGCATTAGGATCTTTGCCAAACATCGTAATAAACTGTTCGGCTTCGCGCTCGCCTTTAGGCTGAAAATACTTGCCTACTACGTCGTCGGCCATAATCTTTGGCTCGTTTAACGAAGTCTGCTTAAACAGATTGGCATTCATGCCGGTCTTAAAACGTGGCACGTATTCAGTACGGTAGGTCTGCACCGCTTTGGCGTACAGCGTTTTTGCCTCGTCCGACAGATTACCGCTCTTGCCGATCGCGTCGTCAATAGCCTCATGCAACTTGTACAAGTTGCGCAGAGTCATGTCGGAAGAGGGCGTTTGCGAAGTTTTAGCGGCTTGTATGTCAGCGTTAATGGCTTTTCTGATGTCGTCGAGCTGCTGCAACGTAGCTTCGGCAGGCGCCGTGGCTTCTGACGCCGGCTTAGTTATTTTGGATGAAATCTTACCTTTGCCTAACGCTGCTTCAGGCTCACCTTTGGGCTTAAGCGCCAACAACTTACGCACCGTGTTAGGCGCTGTTTCTGGCGCAAAGTCCGACAGCTTTCGCTCTAAGATGTTTTCGGCGGTTTTGACTACGCCAGACACATCTATCTTAGAGTCGCCCGCAGCTTTATATGCGGCGTTATACGCTGGCTCGATAACGCTCGTTTTGACTAATTTTTGTTCGGCTTTTGCTGCCTTCAGCAATGCCTCACCGGTTTCGCGTTGGCTGACGTTAGTCAACGCGCTATCAATTTTATCCAGTACTTTTTTGAACGCGCCTTCTCGCAAAGATTTAACCCGCTCTTCTTGCGCTAGGCGAGCAGCGTTGGTTTGCGCGGCACTTTCGGCGTATGCAGTCGCTACCTCAGGCCGTTTGGCTAGGTTAGCTTGCATAGCAGAAAACCTAGTGCTGCCTGCTGGCGCAGCTACTTCGCCTGCGGTGGGCGCGCTACCAGGGACTATCCGCGCGGCGTCCGACCGCAGTAAGTTAATAATCTCGCGGCCTTTACCTTCTACTGCTTCGAGATAGTTAGCGCCTTTTAGGTCGGCTAGTTTGCGACCGTAATCAAGAACTTTTCCCGCGACAGGCATAACAACGGAAGGCAACAGCGCGCCAATGGTTCCGCCTGCGGCTGTGTCTTCGGGATTTATCGCCGCAGCAGATGCCGCGCCTGTAGCGCCGCCACCAACAGCCTTAACAGCGGAAGATTTAAGCCCCGCGTCTAGGCCGGTTTTAAACCCGCCCGTCTCCAAAGACGTAACTAAAGGCGTTAGATAGCGAGCCAATGAAGGCGCCATCTCAATCCCTTTTTTAACTGGTGCGGCTATTACGCTGCCTACAGGGGCGGTGCCGAACGCGCCACCAGCAAAACGACCTACATCACCACTGCCAAACTCGCCGTATTCTTGTTCATACGCCGCTTTCTGACGGTCAATTTCGGCTTGGACGGCTTTAGATGCGTTGTCAGTACCGGTTACCTTATCTACGCCTTTTGAGAGCAATAGCGCAGCGGTATCCGTAATGTCCTGAAGCCCTCGTTTAAACCCAGCATACGGCGCCACCATTGCGCGGCCATAGTACGACGCTGCGCTTTCTTGGCGGGGGCCGGGCACTTCGCTCGAAGCCGCTGCAGGGGCGGGCGCTGGCGCAGGCGCGGGAGTTCCAGACAAACCAATCTTGACGTTAAATTCCTCGCGCGGTATATCGGAGT